GACCACGGACCCCGGACCATACTTTTTTTTAAGCGCCGCCACAATATGTTTGATGTCATATTGATAGTGTGCCCAAATAATGGATTTTCCCTCGACTTCATCCAATACATCCAATAATTCATTTAATCTATTACTTTTCAATTCTTGAACAGTTCCATCATCAGCAACAAAATGTCCACACGTAATTTGATGAAGTCGCATAAGTTGCGTCAAAGCAATCATGGTCGTTACAGTTTTACCATTTAAAGTTGCCAAGGCTTCTTTACGCATTTGTTCATATACTTGTTTTTGTTCTGGCGTTAATTCAATAATTCTTTTCATATAAATTTTATCAGGTAAATCCAAACAATCTTCTTTTAAAACACGGTAAGAAAAAGGTTTTAGTTTTTCAGCTAATTCATCTAAATGTTTAAAGCCCGCAACAAGCTGAATAGAACGACCGGCAATGTGGGCTGTTTTCATAATCGCATAACGCGTTCTGAAAGAATAATAAGATTGATGGTCTAAATGATAAGGATCCAAAAAATAACATTGAGTAAATAAATCCAATGGATTTTTAGTCACAGGAGCCCCAGTTAAAATTCTGCGATAGGCAGCGTCTGTTGAAAGATCTATAATAGTTCTAGTTCTTTTAGCTTTTGGATTTTTAATAGTAGTAGATTCATCCACCACCATTAAGGTTTTATGTGATAACAAAAATTTTGTAGCAAACTGTTTACCTTTTGAAGTGCTAAAAGCTTCAACATTCATGATTAAAATATGAAGATCATGACCCATTTCAAATAGTTTATCTAAATTCTTTTTTTGTTTTTTATTAATATTTGATTGCCATAATACCGTTACCTTTTCTACATGATCAGGTAAATGAGCAGGAATTTCTTGACTATACCAAGTTTCAATAACTCCTTTAGGAGCAACGATTAAAGCCCCATTAATTTTACCTTTATCATAGAGCATCGCCATATTATCAATAAGAACCTTAGTTTTTCCAGTTCCCATCTCCATAAAATAGGCATAAGTTTCCTTATTCCATGATTTTTCTAAAGCAGTTACTTGATGCTTATAAGGCTTCGTTTTAAATTTATAATCCATAACTTTCTTTGTGCCTCCCACCGCCCCTCTCTTCTTTATCCTTTTGTCTTTCTATTGACTTGTTATATAGGAGAGAGTATATTACTGTCAAGAAAGAAATGGATATAAAAAACTATACAAAGACAATGGCTTACTTGAACAAGATGCCTGATGGCAGTGAACGTGAAACTACTCAGGAAAAATCTATAGTTTATGTTATTCAAGAAATTTCAGGGACTCGACAAGGAACTCCAAAAATAAATATTATGGGAGCACAGAAATATGGCAAATTTGTGTTTTGTCTACCGGAGATGGCACAAATTATTTTTTCACCGGGACCTTTAATTTTTCGTTTAAGAGATAAATTAAAAATGTATAATCCTAATGATTATTTATTATTAACAGGAGATCCAGCAATAATAGGAGTTGCATGCTCTATTGTTTCTGATATAACCAATGGTGAGTACAAGTTACTTAAGTGGGATAAACAAGAAAGAAGATATTATCCCATTGAAATAAATTTACATGAGAAAGGTAAGAAAGATGAATGAGTTAACACAGCAAATGGAAGAAGATCAAACAGACGTTATTGATCAAACAAAAAATATTAGTTCCTTAGCGAATCAAGTTAAAAAATTAAAAGCTCTTGAAGATGAAATCCAAGATGACGAAGAGCTCATCAAAAAGAAAAAAAAGAATTTAGAACAAATATCTGGAGAAATTATTCCAACTATGCTAAGCGAAATGGGATTATCGTCCCTCAAACTAGCTGATGGATCTTCAGTGGATGTTAAACAGAATTATAGCGCGAGTATCTCCGTAGCAAATCGGGAAAAAGCCTATAGTTGGCTTCGCCACAATGGCCTAGGTGATATCATAAAAAATGAGATCACCGTTTCCTTTGGACGTGGTGAAGATAACAAGGCGGCAACTTATGCTAACCTTGCGTTGGGTCAAGGGTATCAACCGACACAAAAGTTGAAGGTTGAGCCCATGACCCTAAAAGCTCTCGTCCGTGAGCGAATTGAAACAGGCAGATCATTGCCAACGGATATTTTTAACGTGTTCGTGGGAAACCGAACGGTAATAAAAAGGAAACAAGAAACATGAACCAAGTAGCAAAAAAAGAAAAAGCAGGTGCATTATCTTCAAATCTTTTTGAAGCTGATGCCAATGCGGGCTCTCAGAATATTTCGCAAGAAGATCTTGCGTTACCCTTTCTGAAAGTCTTGGGACAACTTTCTCCTGAAGTAAATAAAAAGAACAGTAAGTATGCACAAGGCGCAGAACCTGGCATGATTATCAATACTGTTACTAATGAACTTTACGACGGAGAGAAAGGGATTAGTGTCGTGCCAGTCTTTTACAAAAGACAGTATATAGAATGGCAAGACAGGGGTGAAAGTTCGGGCGCGCCAGTTCACATTTATGAAGCTGGTGATGATATCCCACCAACAACACGGGATAAATCGAACAAAGATAGACTACCGAATGGTAATTATCTTGAAAATACAGCAAGTCATTTTGTAATTGTTGTATCTGGAAATGCTCCATCAACTGCTTTGATTTCTATGAAAGCGACTCAATTAAAAATTAGTCGTAAATGGAATTCAATGATGATGGGCCTTAGACTTCAAGGTAAAGATGGTTTATTTACACCGCCAACATATAGCCACATTTATAATTTAAAAACCATACAAATGACGAACGATAAAGGTACATGGTATGGTTGGGATGTGACAAGAGTTGGTCCGGTGTCTGATAAAGCAGTCTATGACCAAGCAAAGCTATTTTCGACTAAAGTTGGAAAAGGAGAAATAAAAGCTAAGCATGGGTCCGAAGAACCTAAACAAGCAACACCATTTTAATTTTTTCCTAGCTGGGAGAATAGAGGCGGTGGAGTGCGAGAGTCGAAGCCGCCTCGTTAACATATATGAAAGAAGACATAGAGAAATTTAAAAATATATTTGAAGGATTTAATGGCGGCTTTGGTGTCTTCCATTTTAAAGACTCTCCAGGTACTAAACAAAAAGGAAAAAATTATACTTCAAGAGATTCATTAACAGATTCCATCTGGCTCAATCATCTAAACGGAACACAATTTAAATCAAAAATTATAAAACAAAATGGCGAAGAATTTCAATGTATCGTTGATAGTATTGGAATTGCTCCAGTCAGAGAAGACCATAAATGTAAATGGGGATGTATTGATTAATTTTATTCAAATCAAAAAGCAAAGGGGCACACGCATTTATGTTTGCCAAAGATTGGGTGCCCGCTAAATTAATGCAACAAAAATTAACGGAGATTGCACAAACATTAGGACAATCTAATCTAGATAGAATTTACCCCATACAAACCGAACCAAAAATTGAAGAGCGAGGAGAGATTGGCAATTGGTTAAATCTCCCTTATTATTTTCATAACAATCCAGATAAAAACAGATGGCGATGTGCTATCAATGATGATCAAACAGAAGCAACTCTGGAACAATTTTTTCATCTGCATGACAAATATTCTTTAACCGAAGAAGAATTAAATAATTTTACCATTCCTTTGGAAGATGATTGGTTCAAAGAAGGACCAATGTGTTTAAAAATTATGGCAACCTTTGGATTTGTAGAAGGACATCGAAATAATACTTTAATTGAAATTGGAATTTATCTTAAGAAAAGATTTCCAGATAGCTGGAGAAAAAAGCTGGGAGAATACAATACCCATTGTTTTAAAGATCTCCAAGATGGACCATTATCAACCAGAGAAGTGCTAGCCATAGAAACTTCAATTGGCAAAAATGATTATTTTTATGGATGTAAAAAGGCTCCTTTAAAACCTTTTTGCAGAGCTCATGAATGTCGGCTTCAAAAATTTGGAGTTGGAGAGGGGAATGTTCCCCATAATAATGTAAGTAAGCTTTCAGTAATGATGTCCAATCCTAAAGTCTGGTTTTTAACTTACGAAGGAAAAACCGTAGTTTTAAAATCCAGAGAATTAGCAACACAAAGACTTTGGCAAATTGCTGCAACTGAACAAACCGGTAAAACTCCTCAACTTTTAAAACAAGGAGATTGGGAAACTTTATTACAAAAGCTTCAAAGTGATGGAAATATTACTGTTATTCCTGCTGATCCTGAAACAACTAATCGAGGAAAATTAAGAAAATTTTTAACTAAATGGTGCTTAGATAGTGTGAAAGTACAGGAAATAGAAGAAGAAAAATGGGAAACAGCATATGGAGATCAATCTCCTTTTATTGATAAGGATGGAACAGTCTGGTTTCAAATAGACTGGTTTAAAAAATTTTTAGACACTCAAAAAGAGTGGGAAATGGATTCAAATCAAACTCATTCTTTTATCCACAGAACCTTTAAAAAAAATACACTAGGGGGAGAAGGAAGAAAGGAAAATAAACGTTGCTTTTTTATTAAAAAAGACTACTTTGAAGAGTTAGAAGAATTAGAAGCGAAAGATATGAAAGGACCAGAGATACCATATTAATGAAAGAACAAGAAAAAATATTTGGCGCACCAGGCACAGGTAAAACTTTCAATTTAATTGAAAGATTACAGAATCATTTAAATAAAAATTGTCCATTTGATCAAACCTTAACTCTTTCTTTTACTCGAGTAGCTGCTAGAGAAATTAGAGCTAGGATCGCCAGTCAAAATCAATTCACTGAAAAACAACTAATCCAAAATGTAAGAACAATTGATTCTTATTTAATGAATCAAATCCGTGAAGATAAAGACATCTGTTACACGCGAGATTTTATTAAAGCCTATTATAATGTTGAAAAAGAAAGCACTATTTTAGATCACAAAAGAAGTAATTTTTATGCAACTATGGACATTGTGAGAAAGGGCCGAGTTAACGAGGGGGATGGAATAGAAAATATTTTAAAATATTACGATAATTCAAAAAGTTCACGAGTAAGTAGAACATTTTTAATTCAATTGGTGGAAAGTTATGATAATTATAAAAAAAACCAGCTTAAGATGGATTGGGAAGATGTAAAGTATAAAGGTTTAAATTCCAAAATTATCTTTCCAAATAATATTGTTCTCATGATTGATGAAGCACAAGATTGTAACCGACTTGAATGGTTGGTTATTAAGAAACTCATCGCTGTATCTAAACATGTTTATCTTGCAGGTGATGATGATCAGGCAATTTATCGCTTTAAAGGAGGGGAGGTCGAAACTTTTTTACGGCTGTCCGTTACTACACCTACACCGACAGTCCTAAAGGAATCGCCTAGATTAAATGAAAAAATTTATAACTTAGCTCAAGATATTATTCACTATATTCCAAAAGAAAATCGACAAGAAAAATATTATAAACCTGTTAATGTCAACGAGTATAATATGCCAATCTTTGGTGTAATAAAATCATTTCGAAACAAAGAAACTTTAGAAAGAAATTATTTAAATATGGAGATTACAGATCCAAAAGTCCCGATTCATTGGCTGTTTTTATCCAGAAAAAATGATTGGATAGATATGAGATATTCTCAAGAAATTTTTTCTTGGTCTCAAATTTTAGCTAAAAACTTTTTTACGTGGGAACAAATTGAAGAATCTACTGGCCGTTATACAGATATAGAACGCGCTACTATTCCTAACATTCCTCGAGAACAAATAATCGGAATTGAAACATGGTTAAAATTACAAAACGGCGATAGAATTTCAGGATTAAATGTGAGAGATTTTTATAGAGTATTACCCGCTCCACTTATTAGAGACAGAAAAAAAACTTCTCTTACTAAAGGAGATTCCATTATTCTTAAAGCAGGTCAATATAATTATGAAGATTTAAAAACTAAATTTTATTTAGAGGCCAATATTAATGCCCCATGGTCAGAAATTTTAAAGCTTACACCACGCAACAAGGAACATTATACTAATTATATCAGATACTTAGAGAAGGTGGTAGAAAATGGAAGATATAAAAAGTCTAAAACTATTCTTCTGTCTACTATCCATGGAGCCAAAGGATTAGAAGCAGCTAACGTAGTTGTTAATACAGACTGGAATAAACTATCTTATATGAACTACTGTAAAGGAGGTATATGGAAAGATGATGAAATTAGAATTTTTTATGTAGCCGTCACAAGAGCAAAACATAATCTATTTTTCTATCAACCAGAGTTTAGTTATGGAGAATATAAAGGCATGTATCATAATAATTTTTTAACCAAATTTCCGAAAGTCAATGAGCGCATACGATAAACAAATCGGTGGGAGACACTATCTGAAACATAAAATACAACCAAGTAAATTTGTTATAGAGAATAAATTGCTTTATCCTGAGGGAAATGTTATTAAATACATTTTAAGACATCAGTACAAAGGAGGAAAGCAAGATTTAAGAAAGGCTAAACATTTTATAGATATGATTATAGAAAGAGACTACTCATAAATGAAAGACCCTCAATCAGAAGCTTTAATATCCGATCTTCTTTTTATCACAATGGTATGCATAGTCGTATATCGTGTAATGAAAGTAATTTATAATATATGAAAAAACCCTTATTTACTCCTCAAACCGAATGGACTCTACCCATTATTTTTCCAGATTTACGTGATCGTAAAGAAATTGCCATAGACTTAGAAACCAAAGATCCTTTTTTAAAATCACACGGCTCCGGCTCAGTCGTAGGTCGAGGATGTGTAACAGGATTTGCTGTCGCTGTCGAAGGATGGGCTGGGTATTATCCAATAGCTCATGAAGGCGGAGGCAACATGGATAAGAAAACAGTTCTTGAATGGGTAAAACAGGTTTTACTCACTGACGCTGACAAAATTTTTCACAATGCCATGTATGATGTCTGTTGGCTTCGTGCCATGGGATTTAAAATCAATGGCCGTATTATTGATACCATGATTGCTACTTCTTTAATCGATGAGAATCGAGGTCGCTATGATTTAAATTCAATTTGTAAAGATTACATTCATGAATCTAAAAATGAATACGC